CACACTGCGTAATTAATGGATTAAAATGTATCAAAGTAATGATGTAAGATCAACTTTCGTTCAAAAAGCCTTGATTTCAACATGCGTCAATTGCCAGGACACCTTACTATAGGTGAAAGTCTCGCAAAATTGTCGGCCAATTTTTACACACTCTCACACACACTCATTTCAATCACTCATTCCATTCACACAAAGTTCAAACTCTTCGATTTGATTGATCAATACACTTTTTGCTTTTCAATAAAAGCAACCTTGAACTTATGGAAGCCATACAACAATAGGCAAGCAATCATCAGTATAATCAGTGCCACAACAAAAGTGTACCACCAGCTGAAGTAAGCCCAGATTGATTTTAACCAGGATCCGAGATCCGTCATTGATTCACTTGGAATCAATTGTATATGGCTGCCATTGTTCACTGCACTCAAACCAACACTCTTCAAAACTCCAGTTAGCCTCAGTTTTTCTTTGCTACAAGTAGTTTGACAAGCAACATCAATTATGGGGGATGGTATGTGTACTCTCGCCACTCTCTGTTTATCTTGTGAGTCACAGTCTAGAATTAAATTCAAATCTCCACCACATTTCATAACAACACTAGCTGGTTTAGCTGTGTTGCAAGTGTAGGTCAGGTTGGCTCCTGTTATACAGGAGTGGCAGCCGTTGAGTTTTCCCATTGTTATCTTACATTCTTCTTCTTCAGCATAATCACTGATCAATGTTCCTGTTGCATGCACTCTTATTAGTGCTGATCCATATGCAGATGCTTTTAGAACTGGGATATCTCTAGCTTGAGTCAAATAATCACCACCTATATGCAGAGGTAGTTGATTCTCAGACTGGAATCCTGATGCCAGAGAGACTTCAGAACAATCGCAACTATCTGTGTCACCAGTTGGATTACATTGACAGGAGTTTGGCGCCATTAAACAATTATCAGACATCTCTATGGCATCCTTAACAGTAGGGCATTGTATTTGACCGATCACACCCACTTGTGGTTGATTTTTAGCTGCTCCATCAATCACAGCCAGTAGTTGATCCTTTTGCATAAATTTCTTTCCAAGAACTGGCAGCTTTGCTTGCACGGTCATCTGGAGTGTTGCTCGTATGTCAGCTGATATGGTTACAGTCTGTCCATGTATGAGATTCAATGTAGTAGACACAGTTGAAGCGGAGCCTTTCCATTCAAAATGGAAAGTACCTGATGGCTCCCATTTAGGACAATAAAAGATCTCATACACACTACCAGAAACAGGAACTGGTCTATACCTTGTAGTGTGGCAGCTATTTGTACAAAAGAAACAGCCAGCTCCAGCACACGCAGAACCCAGTTTGCATGATTGATCATACATTCCTTTCAGTTCAGATAGGCCTTCAACTTTTGTTTCTCTCACTACTGTTTTGCACCAATCATCTGAGCATTCACCAGCATGAGGACAGCGAATCATGTGGTCAACATGAAATTTGACATCTCTAGTAAAATACAAGTTTTCTTTCAGGCACTTAAAGCCTAAGTCCATTGGTGTAATTTGTAGTTCTCCAATAGTATTTCCTTTTGGTGATATAAAGTGCAAACAGCTAATTTGGTCATAAGAAATCATTGGAACTTCAACAACTGAGCCAATCTTGCATCGATATTGATCACCAATTTTGGTACATACTTGACTTGGGATTGTGTCAATGACTACATTACTGCAAAGCTTTGATTCACAAATTGTTACAATTAGGCCCAAGATCAAGATGATGAAAATCATTGGTTTCATTGGTTTGTTCTTTTTAACAATGGATGTTGGCTTGTATATCAAGTTTTCCATGCTAGACTCTTCATCTGCAAATTTGTTAACAGCACTAAAGCCTTTCTTAGATTTTCCAATCATAATTCCAGATAATTTCATTATGATTTTATATATGATGCAGATCAAAAACCAGACCAATTTGATTATTGGTTTGAGCATCAATAATAGCAGGCCAAAGAAAATCACCAGAGTATACAGTATACCCGCAACCATTACCCAATGGAACCACTCATAACAAGTTGGATTATACAGTCTAATCATGCAGTAATGACAATCAATTGCTTCGCAAATTTCTACCACAGGACATGATTGTGTCAAAGAGTATGAGTATGTTTTTTCATCATCTGACACTTCAAAAATGACTCTTTCATCTGTTATCTTTTGATGGAAGTCTCTCTGAACTTTTATGATCTTATCTGAAGATTGAATCAAAACACAATTCTGTCTTCCACAAATTCTCACATTTTTCTTTGTTGCCTCTGGCACCACGATACTCATGGATTCAGAATCACAAGAAGTGTGGCAGTTGGGGCAAGATAGTCTAGTGTCTTTTTCAATTTCTGAAAACACTATGACATCCTCATACCCAAATCCATACACTGGTGTTTTGCAAGTGCCTAGGTGAAGAACTGGTGTATTAGATTCATCTTTCAGCACTCTGAATGTGTGCTCACCATCAGATCCCAAGTGCTTATTACAATCAACATCACCATTATGTTGATCACAGTAATTGTTATCACCTTGGACCGGTCCCATTGTTTCATATCTTTTGTCTTCCCAGTAGCTTTCACCATCAGACATTGTTTGAGCCATTTCAATATTCAGCTTGTTGATTAATCTTTTCTTTCCTGATCTATCCACAACCCAAGGTAGTCTAACGACTCTTCCAGTTTCTTCACACCCGGCTTTATGGACTCCAACTGAACAGAATTCTGGTCTATTTTGAGTCCAATGAGTCTCATTGCAATTTCCCATTGGTAGAATCCGATCTTTAGGGACAATGCAACCTGGCTCATGAAAGCAATCTTCATTCTTTAAGGTACAGTACCCGTCACCATTGTGCAAATTCAAGCCACAATCATAATTGACAACGCATCCAAATGTTTCATCAACTCCCTCTACTGTGTATCTTACGACAGCTGTCATTTGCTTGGAGCACTTATTTAGCGTTATCCCTTCATCTTGAATCGTAGCATTGGCAGGCACACCATTTGAACAGTTTCCACCCTTGACCTTTACGTTCGGATCAATTGGTTTCCTGTTCATCTTTTCTCTACTCATGTGCCAGAACTCAGGCAATTCAACGGTTCTCATTTCATTTATCATCAAACTGCTAATGCAGTAGATGACAAATAGCAACTTGACAGAAGCCATTGTTATGATGTAACGCAATCCTTTTATTACGATCGCTTACCAAATTCAATTTCTTCTGTAATGTTTAAATATTCTTTCTTGAAAGTGGAGGACTTT